CCCTGTGCCAAACTCTGCGAGTTGCACTCCCGCTCGACCACTGCCGAGCGCACCCAAAGCTGCTTGTTGATCTCGTATACTTTGTTCTTGTATAGCTTTGTTACGATCAAATTCGGCTAATGTAGCGTCAATAACTTGAGATTGAAAAGGGGACATAAAATCTTGTACGTCCTGTTGAAATGCGGTTGCTCCTAGTGGCACACCACCAAGTGTTGCACCAGCTGTTCCTAATTGTCCAAGGGCCTGTGTTCCTAATCCAGCAGCCACTTGTGTTTGAGTCTGAGCTTGATTTAAAAATGGTTGAAAAGATCCTACACCAGCTGTTGCTAAAGCTTGTGCATCTTTTTGTAATTGATCTTGCTGTGCTACTTGCGGTGCAAGTCCCGCTAAACTTTGTTTTCTAACATCAAAAGCTTGCGCTGCATCTTGTCTTGCTTTAAATAAATCTGCTGACTCACCAGCTAATTGTGAAATACTTCCTAGTCCACCTGTTACAACAGGTACACCTTGTTGAGCTAATACATTTTCTGCTAAGTTTGTACCTAGTTTTTCTACAAAAGTTGCAGGAACATCGTCGGCCTTTTCCATTCTACCCATGTCGACAAAACCACCTGTCTCTCTGTAATCTTTTTCTTTGCCATCCATATCTAGTAATGGCATAACTTTTTTAGCTACTGGTTCTTTTTCTATATCTCCGCCCTCTGCAGCTAGTCTTCTATTTGTAAATAATCCAGGGTTATTCATAATATATCTTGGATCAGCTATGTCTGCTCCTGCGTATAGTGGTTCCTCTTCCTCTTCTTTTGGTGTCATTAATCCTGCTAGTGCTGATGTAGCACCTATACCAAAAAGAGCTTTTTGAATCGGACTTAATTTTTTAAAAGCACCGATAGCAGCTCCTGGTCCACCAAACGGTAAAGATGCAAGACCAAATAATCCTATTTTACCTATTGGTGATTTTGCAATTTTTTTAATACCACGTGTAACTTTCTTAACAAGTTTACCTAGACCATACATTTGTCTTGCTGATTCAAGGTCCATGATCCCACCTTCGTAAGGCATGCCACCACCCATTAAACCAACACGTCCACCATCAGCTTTATTTATTTCTTCTAAAATTTCTTCTGCTCTAGTTTTTGTTTTTGTTGTTTTATCCATAATATCAGGCATATTTCTAACACCCTCCGACATAGTTTCTGTTAAATTTTTATCATCATCATCATCAATATTTGAAATATCACCTATATCAAATTCTCCTGCTTTTTTTGCTGTATCATATATATCTTTTACTTGCATTGTTTTTCTAAAATCTATAGGTCCTAAAGCTGGATTAAATGCAAACAAACCAACTCTACCTAAAGTTCTTGTAAAAGGATTATTAAAACGACTGTTTTTAAATTTATCTATAATATTTGGATTTGTTATTGTATTTATTTCTTTTGGTGAAAAACCTTGAGTAGCTAAATATTGCGTTGCATTTTGAATATTACTCCCTCTATCATCAACATCACCAGATGGATCAGCTCTACCTGCATCTCTACCAGAGGCAGCATCTGATCTAGCTGCATCTCCTCCTCTAAACGATGCTCTACCACCTTTGCTCATTAATCTGTAATTAATAATTTCATCATCTTCTTCAACTGGTGTTGCAGCTTCTGCTGATCGTATACCTACAAAACAATATGCTGGTGGGTTGGGTCCTTTACAAGGATCTTGTATTCCGTCACCATCTTGTGGAGATGTAGGAGGACCATCAGGTCCATAAAAAGCAGCTTCAAATTCACCTTGAGTTATATCACCAGTTTCTTCTGCTTTGTTGATAGCATCTGCTAATCTGTCTGCTCTTGTTAAATCCTCTCCAGACATTCCATAATCAGTGTCCATTATGTCATCTTCATCAGTTGATTCATAAAAAGATAATTCTGGTGCTGTAAGATTTTGAGCAACTAGTCCTACAAGAGGACCAAATTTTTGTTTGTTTTTTAATTTTTCTATTTCAAATTGTTTTTTTAAATTAAATACTTTAAATCGGTCAGAAAAATTTAATTTATTTTTTTGAAATTCTTTTTCTTTAGGTGTTAAATCAGGTGGACCTTTACTTAAATCTATGCCTAATGGGTTTTGACCTGTAACTATTGCTGTATTATAATTTTGTCTATCGGATGTACGCGATCTATCAACACTACCTCTTTCATCAGCTCTACCGGCACTTCTGCCAGAAGCTCTGTCTGATTTTGCAGCATCATCTCCACGATATCCAGGTCTTTTCTTACCTTTCATCGGTGGGTTTACAAGTTGTTTGAATTGTTGTGCGTTTGTTATGGCCATTTGTCTATTCTATTTTGTTTTTCCAAATAAATCAAGGCTAGGCATCATGACAGTTACATCTCTTCGGATGTCATCTGGTGATATTCCCTTGGATTTCCACTCATTATCATTTTTGTAGATCTCCCCTGTTTTTTTATTTGATATTTTTTCTATTATTTTATCGGGTGTTAGTGTTGGTATGTCGCTCATTATGTTGTTATCTCCTTCTTAATATTTAAGTAACTTATCGCTACATCAAACGAGTCTGATGTGCTTGATAAAACTGTAAAACTATCTCCACCCTCAACTACCAAAGGTTGAGTAAGTAATTCTGTTGTAACATTTGCAGTCAAAGCTGCTGATTTTATAGCTGTAATACTATTGTTTGTAACTGTAACTGTTGGTGTGCCAGCTGATGTAACTAATATAGATTTTATTACATAGGTTTCACTAACTAAAGGATTACCTGATCCAAATGGACTTAATGCAGCTCCACTTGTACTGTTGTCTATACCTACAAATTTAAATTGATTAGCCATTAATTTATAAAGAAGTTAAATGCTTCTATCTCCTCTTTTAAATCTTCTTGATAAGTTGAGTTTAATTTTTCTACGATTGCATCAAGATCTCTTACCTGAGCTTCAGCTACCTGTAAATTATATTCTTGTTCTGGTCTTGTTATTACTTGTACAATTTTTGCCATTATCTACGTCCGTCCGGTTGTATATCTAACCTAAAAGTTCCTAATCTCCAACTTTGAGAAGAACCTGTATTTTCTATTTTTAAAGAAACTGCTCTAGCTCTAGCCCGAGTATCTACTTTGGTAGTTGACGATGTTATATCAAAAGGTCCTAATGGTGAACTTGCTTGTGTGCTATTAGGGTAATTTTTTAATTGTAATGTAACTCTTGTAGTTCCTGTTTGAGATATAAAATCAGGTACAAATCTTCTTATCTTCATTAAAAATTCACCGTCTCCTCTAAATGTTGCAACACCTGTTTGTTGTCCTTGAGATGATCTTTGTTGTGTAATATCATAATCTCCAGATGATATGTTTGAAGTAATAGCTGTTATCGTTCCATTTCTATTTTGATCAGTTCCTGTTTCATGTTCATAATAACTTGTTCTTCCTTCAGTATTACCGATAACATCAAAAGATGTATCTGTTGAAGCATCATATTCTAACGCATGAGGTAAACCAAAAACTGCAGAATCTTCCCACATAGTTCTAGCTAATGATCCAACGGTCCATACTGGTCTTTGCGGTGATGAATCAAAATAATTATAACAAACCATTCTATTTACAACAGACGATCCTGTTGTTGGATAAAACCACATAACCTCACCAAATAGATTATTTAGTCCTGCAGATACCATCTGATTACCAGATTCTAAATTTATATTATCATAAACAAAATCTTCTACTAAACATGGTAAAGATTCTAATCTACCAGCATATCTAAAAAAACCATTTTCTGACATCCAATATGCAGCACCATCAACTTCTACACATGCATTTTGTCCTACAAGTCCACAGTTAGTTCCAACTTGTGCAAATGCAAAAGTAAACGGTTGACCAACAAAACGTTGAGTAAATAACGCTGTATCAGTCCAAACGTAAATTGCATCTCTACCTCTTATTGCTCCCATGATCTGTGATCCGTCGGCCAATCTCTGTGTGCCAGCAGTATTGGTTGCTGTGGGTACATAAGTATTTATATCTTCTTGGTCCGAGAATCTAATAAACATGTTATCTTGTGTTGATGTATCTCCAATAGTTGTTTCTGTTCCAAAAAATACTAAGTGTCTGTCCGGTGTCGATACAATCATATGTCTTGATGCAGTGGGTGCACCAGATATAATTGTTGCTCTTGTTGATGTAGCATTTGATAAACTTGAATCCCATTCAAAACAAGGACCATCGTGAATTAAACAAATTGCTTTGTCTCCAAAATTATCTATTGACCACATACCAGGTTCTAATACCAAGTCACCAGAAGCTGCTTCGCCCCATGCAACATAATCACTAGAATTAGTTACTGTAGCTCCATTACTGTGAGCTGCTTTTGATGTTCCTCTAACACCTCTTGTAATTCCTGTTAAATCATTTCCAGAAACACCTGTGTATGATATTTCTTCTGTTCCTACTTGTATAAAATTTGTTCCAGAGTCTGGAAAGTTAATTGTGCTTGTTAACGTAATAGAAGTTCCTGATCCACCAGTACCAGCAGTATCATTTAATAAAGCACCATTTAATGTTGTTGTAATAGCACCGGCTGCTTCTCCACTCCAAGATCCTAATCCATAACCAAATCCTTTTGCTTGAACTGCAGGTCCAACAGTATAATATTTTTGTATTGTTATTCCTCCAGAAGTAGTGGCACCAGATCCCGATTCATTAGATGCCATAGTAATAGTTGCAGTTGTGTTAGTTGGTGTGCTAGCCACCATAAATTTTTTATCATTAAAATCAGATGCACTATAATTAGAATTTGTAATTGTTGAAAAATTACTCATTAAAAGTATATCTCCAGGTGTTAAATTATGTGCACTAGAATATGTTATAGTAACTGTTGGAGATCCATTAGTTGTACTAAAAGCGTTTGTAAGAGTTGTAGTTGTTTGAATAGGGTGAATATCATAAAATACACCTCCAGAAAAAGCATATAAAATTCTATTTGTTCCTATTATAGCATATTTTCTAGACAGACTGTTTATATAGTGATGTAAGCCTCTACCAGCTCCAGTAAGCTCATTTTCATTTAATGTTCCAAGTTGATTCCATCCACCTATTTTTTCAGGAACTCCATATCTAAATCTAGAGTTATCACAATCTACCCACTGGCCTTCGGCTCCAGTTTCGGAAAGTTGTTTATTTATACCTGGTTGAAATCCTATCTTTTGTAGCATAGCGTTTAATTATATACAGTTTAGGACCTTTTAACACTATTTTTATTAATTGTAAATTCCGAAAGAAAACACGATTCTAGGAGACATAGAGATTGCTTTGTGAGGAGTGCCTTTTTTAATGTACAATCTATCCCCTGGTTTTATCATAATTATCTTATTATCTAACAAATAAGAGGTATGACCGTATAATCCTATGATATGAACAGACTCTGAATCAACATGATGGGCACTGCTTGTTCCAGACATCATAGAAAAAAATATACTAAGATCGCTTGATAAATTATCTTTATTTAAATCTTTATTAAATTGATTAAACAAATTTTTAAATCTTACGTCTTTTTCTATATTTTTAATTTGAATGACTGTATTTAAAATAAAGTCATTTAAATATCCTGTGGTTATACTATGTTTCAAATGATTATTTGATACAACATCAGCAATTGTATTAAAATCAATATTGTTTTCTATTATATATTTTTCTTGAAATTCGTGCATTTAATTAATTTCATTAAAAGTCGCTACTAAAACTAATCGCGCTCCTTTTCTTGGAAATACGTGATAGTGTGGTGTCTTATCAAATATAACACCTTTATCCAGTTCATATTTTATTTTCTTTATTACTTTATTTTTTTTATTTAAAATTACTGTTGGAGTATCTTTATCTAATACTTTTGATAAATAAAGTATCGCTTGTGAATGTGGATAAGCATGATCTTCATGAATATAAGACTTTCTTACTCCAATGTTAAATGTGTAGTTGTAACATATTCTATGAAAATTAACTTTTGTAATACCTGCTTTAATAAAAAAATTATTTAAAATATTTAATGTTGGTTTATAATGTTCTGAATTAAAACCCGGTTTTATTCTATCTTCTTTTCTTTGAAGAACTGAGTGACATAAAACTTTATAAGATGGAACGTTAGCATCATGTGGATGTTGAGCATCATACTCTGATAAATAATATGGAAAATTAGAACTTAACAAAACGTTATTAATAAAAGTTTTATTTTCCTCAGATAAAAAATTTTTAATTATTTTAATTTGGGTCATTAATCAAATGATCAATTTTTAACCTTAATTTAGTATTTTGATTAAGTAAATCATCAATAACTTTTCTTAACATATCAATCATCTTTTCATATTTTAAATTCTTTTCTTTAAAAGAAGCATTTAAAAAAACTTCACTTTCTCTTAAATTTTTAGAAGTATAAAGTTCTTGTTGTATTTGATCAATCATTTCATATAATTGTTTTTCTTTTGGTGTCATATTATCTCCTTACATATAATTTATGTTTAATACAATTTTCCTTGTGTTTTTAACTGGATGAGACCCTGCATGATAAATTTTTCCATCAAAGTCAATTAAAGTATTACCAGTTACTTTAATTTTTTTCCAAACTTTTTTATTTTTAAAAAAATAAGTATAGCAATCACAATCTTCTGGATAAAATAATAATATTCTATTTCCTTTATACTCTTCATTATCAATATGAGGTGTGCAATGTTTTTCATTTTTTTTGTATTTATAAGGAAATAGTAAATTAAATTTCATTCTTATAATACCGTTAATATCTACGTCTTTATAAATATTATCTAATATAGGAGACATTATTTTTAACCAATCTGAATTTATCTCTTCATTATGAATTAATTTATGAGTCATTTGTGGAGCTTCATAAGTATGTTTAGAGTTTATATTTGATTTAATATGTGCTGTCTTATCATTATAATACCAAGGAAAATTATCAGAGTTAATTAACTTTAAAAATTCTTTTAAATCATTTTTAAACAAAACGTTTTTAGTTATTTTCATTTCTCGCCTTTCTTAGTCTCATTTGATCGTGTAAGTGTACATTTTGTAATCTTGTAGTTCCTAATGCAGGTCTAAAATCATATGGTGCAGCATGGGGGTTTTTGTTATCTTTATCAATATAATGCAAAAATACTTGAGCACATTCTTTACCAGTAAACTCGTCTCGCCAGTGTCTGTATTTATGTCCTTTATACACCAAACCATCTCCTGGTTTTAAAACAATTTTAATAGCTTCTCCCTCTTCATCTTCTAAATATATTGGCCACTTATCTCCACCTAAGTTTAATGTTATAGATTCTTCACAATTAGGTCTATCTTTATGAGGTTTTAATACATCCCCTGTAGTATATATTCTAGCGTAAGAATATGTTTCAACTAATTTTTTATTTAAAGTTTTTTCAATCTTTTGTTTAACTTTTGGCAAAAGCGTATCAAACGCTGTATCACCATATATACAAAATGTATTTTTATTTGGAATTTGTAAATCACCAAATTTACCAAAATCTTCATCAAAGAAAGATATAATATTATATTCGAAGAGTAAATTAGTTGCAGTTTTTTTTATTAAAAAATAATCAAATAAAAATTTTGCTAGTTCAGGGGATATTAATTTTTTTATTACTTTGTATTCTTTTGTCATTTTATCTCCAATCAGGTCCTTGAAACCAAGTTACTAAAGAATATCTTACCCCACGTTTTACAGGTAAAACTCTATGAAATGAAAAACTTGGAAAGATAATTAAAGTTCCTTGATCTCTAAGTGTTACTGTTTCTGTTTTATTATCCTCTGAATTTTCCATATTCCTTAAATCAAACTGAAGTTCTCCACCTTCATATTCACTAGGATCATTTAATAAAAGACTATAAGATATTTTTCTATTTCGGCCCCCATGTTTTGTTTTAATATCTTCACCAAAAAAACAATCTTGGTGCCAATCATAAAATTGACCCGGGTGATAAACTGTAAACTGACTTTTTTCTGCACCAGTTAAATCATAATTCCAATTAAATTTTTTCATTGCATCCCATACCCATGGATGCACTATTCTATGTATCCAAGGACAATCTAACCATGATATATTTGAATCTCGTTTTTCTAATAATTTTGTAGCTTTAGAAGTATTATTTTTTATATCTTTAATATTATTACCGGTTGAATAAATAGTTCCTAAATTTCCTTTTTCAGCTAAACCATATTTAATAATATCATTACAAACTCTTATAGGAATTGCTTTATCATAAATTGCGTATTGAAATTTACTAATTGACATACATATCTTTCGATATGCATTTATACATAAAATTAATTTTTAGTCAATTATAATTATCCAATTTGAACAGTGCCTGTTACAGCAAATGAACACAAAATATCACCTGATGGTGATAATGTAGAAACTGAATTACTACCTGGAGCAATTGTAACGTTAGGAGCTGCTATTCCCGCAGCTGCTGGTATTCTTATAAATATTTTTCCACTTCCTCCTGGTGTTCCGGCATTTGGGCTATTACTTCCACCGCCTCCGCCGCCACCAAGTCCATCTGTTCCTGGAGTTCCTGGAGATTGTCCGCCGCCTCCTGATCCGCCAGATGCAGGCCCTCCTTCTCCAGGGTGGTCACCGCCACCTCCGCCTCCAGCATAAGTCACTGAAGAACCTGTAATAGAATTTGCTGCGCCATTTCCACCACCTCTTGCTCCTGGTCCGCCGTTTGCTCCGGCTGCTCCGGCTCCGCCACCGCCCATACCAGCTGAACTTGGACTGTATGGTGTTGAATTTGTTCCTCCTGGATTTCCTTCAGGTGGACTATATCCTCCTGCATTACCAGATCCGCCAGCTGCAGGGTAAGGTCCCGCACCTCCACCAGATCCTCCGGGTGCTCCGGCTGCTCCAGGGGCTTGACCTCCTCCAGTAGATGAAATTGTAGTTTCTACTGCTAATGTACTATCTCCTCCGGCTGTTGATGCGTCTGGAGATCCAACTCCGCCTCCATTTCCTCCCGTGCCTACTGTAATAGTGTATGGAGTAGCTTGTGCCATTTCAAGTTTTGTTCCGCCAGGGAATGAAGATCTCATACCTCCAGCTCCTCCGCCTCCGGCTTGTGTTTGGCCGCCACCACCGCCACCACCGATTACTAAATAATCAACTTCAACTGGTGGAGCTGCAGCTCCTCCTGATCCAAATCCTAAAACTCTATATCCAAACATATTATACTATTGCCTCCCATGTAGAACTTGTTGCGTTCCATTTATAAATTGTACCATCAAAATCAGAACTAAGTTTCATACCATCCCATGTTCCTAAATCTTCTCTCCAGTGTATTTGATATTCTTTGTCTTCGCCACCTTGTGAATAAGTTGTAATGCTAGGAAAAGCAACCGGCGGCTCATGTTTAAAAGTGGTAGTGTTTAAAGTCCAAGAAGGAAAAGGTGCAATACCAATAAATACATCATTAGCTTCATCCCAAGTACAACCAATTCCACCAGGATTTACTCTATCAATAGCCCAACCTGTGTAGTCGCCATTTCTAGAATAAGCTTTATAAATATTTCCTCTTTTCCAAAGACTATTTACATATTCCTCTGCTGCTGCACTTGTAGGATCTGCTTCAAGTGTTGTATCTCCTATTGGAGTATCGCCACCTAAAACAAAGGTTTGCATTACTTCTTTCGTTCCCCAGTGTATTTCTGCGAAATAAACATTAGCCATTTTTTAATCCTATGCGTCGTTAGCAAGGTCAGTAGTAAAGAATAATTTAATACCAAGTAATCTTGCGTCAGCTGTTAAACTATCTGCTGAAACATCTCTTGATATTTGAAAGAAAGTATATTCGTTATCCCCAGGTGATCCCGCTATAGTTACTGCTCCACTTTCTGCTGCAACATCTAAATCATTAGATGTTCCACTGTGTGCTTTTGCTGTCGCAACAACTTGCGTTCCAAAAGCTGTATTTAAATCTCCACTATCAGCTAATGCTACGCCAGATAATCCCCATGCAGCAGTTCCTGTGTTTGTAGATGTAGCTGTAAAGAAAGCTTGAAAAGTAACTGTTCCTGCATTCCATGATTTAGGAAATGCTACAGCGAATTGTGCAAATTCATCAGAATCTTTATCAAAGTCTAAAACTTTAATTTCTGGACCATTAGATAATTCTACTTGAGCAGCTTCTGCTCCGTTTGTTGAATTTGGATACATAGCAACTGCTGGAATCCACATAGTTTCTTTTCCTGCAATTTTAATTGCACCTGTAGCATCAGCAGCATCTACTGCTTTAGCAACTCCCGTACCGTTAGGAGCAATAGTAATGTCTCCATCAGCAGCATCTGTAATAGTAATTGTACCTGAATTTGTTCCAGAGTTAGTGCTTAAAATTAAATCTGCAGCTCCACCAGTTGTTACTGTAAGTGTACCTGCTCCATTAGAAGTTAATGTAGCTGCTGCTCCGGAGTCTCCAACTTTTACTGTATCACCAGCAAGAACAACATCTCCAGTTCCTTTTGGAGTTATATTAATATCTATATTTGAATCACCACCTGTAGATGAAATAGTTGGACCCGAACCTGTTGCAGCGTTAGCTACAGTAAATTCATTAACTGCTGAACTTGTTGCTGTTAATAAGAATAACTCGTTTCCATTTGTATCTGAAATTTTTGTTCCAATTTTAGGACTTGTTAAAGTTTTATTTGTTAAAGTTTGTGTTCCAGTAAGTGTTACGTCACCTGTACCAAAACCCATATCAATAATATCAGGATTAGTACCATCATTTGCAGAAGCAAATACAATTTTAGTTGCTCCACTAGCTACCGCTACACTATCACCGGATCCTGAAACATATTTAAAAGTTACAGTTTGAGAACCACTTGTAGAATTTTTTAAAAAATAAAATGTTTGAACATCAATAGGTATAGTTACATTTCTTCCAGCACTTAACGAACCTGTAAACTCTATCATTCTGTGAGAAAGAGTTGCTCCAGTTGAACCATCATTAACAGTAAGATCTGTATCTCCTGAATCAGAAACAGCTTGTTGAGTAAAACCACCAGAAATCTGTTCGATGATTTGTAAATTAGTATTTGTTTTTGTCCCCCATGTACCGGCGTTTTCACCAGTTGCTTGAAGTTCTACCCCTAAAGGTGTGTATGTTGATGCCATAATTCTTTTCTCCTATGCTACGTCACTATACGTTGTATTTGAGCCTGTTGCAACATCTGTATACGATGAATTTGAACCTGTGTCAACATCTTGATATGCTTGAATACCTATTGTTGATGCTACAGAAGCAGTAAATTCTTGTCCTGTTAAACCCATAACATCAGCAGGTATTAACGATCCTACACTAGCTGTAAAAGATACACCATCTAAACCTACAACTTGTGCTGAAGGATCTATTGCCCCTACAGCTGAAGTTATTTGAACACCAGATATAGCTACAACTGGATTAGAAGCTATTTGTATAGTACCAATAGCAGAAGTAGAGGATATGCCGGATAGTCCTATAACGTCTGCTGGAGATATTGATCCAACAGCAGAAGTAGATGATACACCAGATAGACCTACAACATCTGCTGGTGTTATCGAACCAACATTTGTTGTTGATGAAACTCCTGTTAAAGAAAAAGTTGCATTACCAATTATTGTTGGTGATCCAACACTTGCAGTTGATGCAACTCCTGTTAAACCTATAACGTCTGCAGTTTCTAAAGCAAAAACTCCCCAACCTTGTTGACCATACGTACCTTGATTCCAAGCACTTCCACATCCAACTGTAGTTGTTACTGCATTTGGTGCTTCTAATTCTACAACTAAACCTGACTCTCCCCAGTTTTCAACTCCCCAACCATCTTGACCCCAACCTACTGCTATTTGAGCAGAAACAGAAACAGATCCACTTGCAGAAGTTATAGAACCAGGTGAAGTTAAGCTTACTACCGCATCATTTAATTCTCCCCATTCACTATCATTCCATGCTTGTGCACCCCATCCTAAAGAAAATGCTTCATTCGTACCCCAACGATTAGTATTCCAACCTAAAGCTCCCCATGTATCTGCAGCTGGAGTATTTGCAGTCCAACCCATAGCTGAGTGGTTTGTACAATAATAATATAAAGTTGGTGCACCAACAGCTACTTCTATTTCAGTATATGCTCCTGCACTACCTGGTGTTCCGTTAACTGTTACACCGGTTGTATACTCACTGCCTCCGCCGTGTGTTCCGTTTGCGGTTGTAGAAAATCTTAATGGGTGATTAGAATTAGAAGAATCAGATTGATCAAAACGATATGTTCCTGTTTCAGCAATATATAAAGTTACATCTGCTGTAGCCGTTGAACCATCGATAGCAAATTTATTAGATGAACCAACGTTGTGATATGGATGATTAGATGGATTACCACCAACCACCGTTACCGTGTAAGTTCTAGTAACGGACATACGTCGTTACTCCTTTAGGCTAATCTTATGATTGCGTTAGATGCGTCTGCTGTTGGAAATTGAATTGTAAAAGTTCCGCTGGTTACAGTTTTGTCTGATCCAAAAGCAACTACTGCACACGCTTTATCAGATTGTGAATCATTATAAATTAAACATCCGTTTGCTGTAAAAGAAGCAGAAGAAAAACTTACATCTGCAAAATCACAAACTGCAGTTGTTCCATCAGTTGTTGGCGTTACACTTGTAAGAGTTGCTCCACCTGCAGTGTACGCAGTTCCTGATGAGTTAGTGATTTCATTTGATGTTGAATAAGCTGTTGTGCCTGCACCTAAAGATGCTGAACTTGTGTATAAAGCTATTTTAAAAGTGTTTCCACTTGTTGCTGTGAAATTGTGTGTACCAACTAAAAGTTCTTGTTTAAAACTTGTACAAATTGCCGATGTTATTGCCATAATTTATCTCCTACGGGTTTGCCGAATTTACTGGTATACGAACAGCTCCATCAGTGTAGTCATCTCTTCGTCTTCTACCAACTTGCTCGTTAGCAAACTTCTGTACCTCTTGTTTATACTTATTTTCATATAGTGTCAACATGTCTATCGGACCTTTTAAGAACCCGTAAGCTTCCGATAAACAGCAATATAAAAGCCCATTTGGGAAATTTATACTAATATAATTAGTTTGATTACCAGACTCTAAAGTAGCTGGCATTTTATTGAAATGAACTCTAAATTTGTATGTTGTATCGGGCACTGGGGCTAACATCATTCTACCGGATGTAGTATCAGTATCTCCTGTAGCACCACCAAACATAGCATAGTATTTAGGCTGTCCTCTTTTAGAAGATTCTGTTGAAGATACATATTCTTGTAAATATGTAACATCTTTTTTTTCTAAAAAAACATTTGCTCCAGTCACAGCCGATGTTGAGTCATAAACTTGTATAGCTCTAATGAATAAAGCACCTGCAGGAGCATTTATAGATTCTTGACCAGCAACTAAATTACCTGTTTGTTGTTTTCTATCTGCATCAATAGGAACATCTCTCATAATTCTATATTGAGCGTTTAATATTATGTTTTCTAAAATATCTGTTGTTAAAACATTAGAATCTGTTTCTGTATAATTTCTTATTTGTGTAACTAACGTT